GCACCCGGTCGTTGACGTAGGTGGCCTTGAATAGTTCGTAGGCCTCAACCAATTCGTTGCGGCCACCCAATTGCCCCTCGGTCTTTACTCCGAAAAGCATGGGGTTGGTTACACGATGCGAGATAAAAATTTCTTGCTGGATGGCCTTGTTCAAGATTTCGAACTGCTTATCCATGTCGCTCGGAGTGAGCGGTTCCAGTGTTGGAGCCTTGGCTGCATCGTCGTTGAACGTAACCACAAAGCGACCAGCGTTGTCGGTTCCCGAAAACTTGCGTTTGATTTGACGCTCAATGTCGCCCTGTTCTTCGGGGGTCGGGATGCCGTTGTTAAAGTTTATCAAGTAACCACCCCAAAAGTTGTTGCGTAGGTTGTTGTTGTGGAAGTTAGCCACTTGCACATCTGCTTCAATCCAAGCATTCCCCCCGATGTATTCTGGGAGAGGATAGTGCTTCACGCCAGCAGCATAGACCCTGTAATAAAACAACTGCTTTCCGAGACGATTCTCCGGGTCGAATGCAGGAATCTTCTCGATGTCCCCGACCTTCGGGAAGAGTTGCATCATGTCGTCGTTGTACCAATCGGCGACTTGGAACATCTTGTCCTCCTTGTCAACCCGAATCTTCTCGAACGGGACGTGTTCCATCTTCGCAATCGTGCCAAGTTTGGACCAAGTAACCGCAACCGCAAAGCCGTTGAATAACTCCAAGTCCAAGACCAGTTTCTCGGTGATGTCGTTCAGGTCTTCGGTACTGGACATTCCGTCAAAAAACTTGATGAACCGGGCCTCTTGTTCAACGGTCAGGTTGTCGCCTGCCTGCCAGCCTCCGCCCATGATGTAGTTCACCTTGCCGTTGACGATGGCGTTGTGCTTGCTGCTCCTGCGATAGTTGTCAAGCAGGTAGTAGGGGTATTCGTTCGCAAAGCCGTAGGTGATGTACTTCCCCGAACGGTTCTCCAGCATCACGGGGACCTTATGCTCTATCCCCAACCATTGGGTGAAGTGTTGAGTAGATTTATCACTCATAGCGTGTGAGCATTAAAACTGATGGATGAGATGTTAATTGTCCTAACACCATCAATTGAAGTTACATAGATTGAAAATTCATCATTGGTATTTGCTATCAAAAAGGTTTCCAAAACTACTTGATGGCCTTGGGTATGGGTCAAAGTAACTTGTGCTTCCGATGAGCCGATTTGTACGTCATTTTTGTAAATAGCCCAAAGGTATTTATCGTTATTTGCCCCCGCAAAAGTTAGATTTGCACTCACCCTAATTGCAGCGGATAGCGTCCCCGTGTAGGTGATTGATGGCCCCGCAATTGTTGCAACTCTCGAAAAGTTGTTGGTTGATAGAATGTTGTTGCCTGTTACAATCAGTAATTTGGCAGCAGTATTATTGGTCGTTACAAATGGCCTATCAGAAGCCGTAGCAACCGAAGCATAGCCACGCTCGATATCAAGCGTTGCGGTGTCTGCAAGGTCGTCGAATATACCACCTACACGGGATGCGGTATTCGCCCCGGCAGCGGTTTCGTTGGTAATGGTTAAGGCACTCGCTTGGAGTTGGCTTCGTGTTTGTACGCTCATGCGAAGGATTGGTCAAAGGTTGAGTCGAAAACCCTCACGCTGGATGCGAGAAAGGTGTTGTAAGTGATTGTACTGGCGTAGGTGTTGAAGCCTATCGTTGCGGTTTGTATAAATGCCAAGCCCGTTTCAACGACCGCCAAAGCAGCGGTAACCGTGCTACTGGTATCGTAAACCTCATATTTATACGAGCCTGTTTCAAGCGACCCCACGGCAAGCGAAAATTGGTCATAGCGGTTGGTGTAGGAAGAAAGGTTTGCGGATTTCAGCAGGGTGTAGTCCGTTGTCGTGTTCTTTGCGATGCTCGTGAGTCGCAGGATGTAGCGGTCCCCCGTGCTGGTTCGCTCGGTCCAAGTAACCGTCAGGGTGTTGGTCGTGTCAGGGTTCAGGTAAAGCATCTGCTTGTAAATGTGCGATGCCCCCGAATTTCACAATTTGCGCCCAATCTGCCTGTATAGTTCGGCCCGCTTCTTGGCGGTTTCAGCCACGTTGAACTGCTTCTTGATGTCGGCCGTGAGGTTGTCAGCCAAGCCCTTACGAAGGTCGGGGTCAAGGATTAACTGCTTGATATACTTGTACCAGTCCTTGGGCTTGTTGTAAGGAACCAAGAACCCGTTCTCTCCGTGCTTGATTACGTCGGTGTAGGGGATGGTTTCGCTTGCGATGATCGCCTTGTTCATCCATCCTGCCTCCACCACCTTCAACTCGGACTTCAGTTTATTAAACTTGGTGTCCCGGAGCGGTGCAAGCGTTACGTTCACGAAGTTGTAGCCACCCACATAGGAGTAGATGTCAGCAGCCTGAATGCGTCCGTAGTTCGGGTTATTGCCTTGGTCGCTGATTATCTTTTCGTAGCCCTCGTAAACAGGGTTATTGTCGTTCCACCCTCCGAGATAGAGTCTGTACTTGCCGTCAAGATTTGCGTCCCAGCGTAGTTTCTGCATCCCCTCACGGAGCAGTTCCATGTCCTCTCCGTGCTGCGCACCACCGAACCATCCGAACTTGACGAGGTGTTTGTCGGGTTCTTCCTTCGGGTTGGGAATGAACTGCTGATAGGCTTCGTAGGGTTCATTCTGCAAAATGCTCACATTCGTATTTAAAGGCCGTATGCGGGCAGCAAGATGCTCGGTGGTACAGGTAACCCAATCAGCCAATTTGATGTGCTTACGGATGACCTCTGCGAGTTTGGTTTGGTGATAGTGGCGGTACATGATGTGGCCCGATTCAAGGACCCAGTAGTCGTCCAAGTCAAGGATGACTTTGGCTCCGTATTGGGTCAAAGCCTTGTAAACATTCTCAACTTGCTCCATGGTTCCCTGACACCAAAGCCTGCTGAAGAGAAACAGGTCAATGGACTTCAACCCCTCGTCGCTGATCGTGGTGATATTCTCAACGCAGACGTAATCAAACTCCGGGTAGTTGTCGCCCAAGTATGCGTTCGGCATTTCGAGGCGATAGAAACTGCACCCGGTTGGATGGGCGTTGTAAACAATGCAAATCTTCATGGCCGTAAAAATAAGAAGGGCAGCCATTGCTGACTGCCCTCCTAAACCTCAAATGATGAAAACCTGATGCAAAGATACTACGAACCGAGTATCTGCGTAGTCGATGGTGCAAAGACTGTGGATGCAATCAGGAACATCGGGTCAGGCTCCATTCCGGTCAAGGTCAATTCGTATCCGCTGCGGTCCCCGAAGGCAGTACCAGTTCCAGCGGTTCCAGCGGTTGCTTCCAAGCCGTTGGCAGAGCCTAACAACCAGTAACGACTGTTGTTGTCTTGGACGATGACGATGACACGGTTGCGGACCAGCAGACGGAGTTCGTTGCGGACTGCGACTTGCAGTTTGTTGATGGTGAACGTTACTTCGGGGGTGTAGTAGATTGAACCGTTCTCAATGCTCGCATTCAAGGTTTCAGTCAAAGATGACGTAGCCTTGGTCAGGTCATACTCGAAGAACCCACCCGAAGCGTACCCCGTGAAGCCCGTTACCGAACCCGAAAGGTTGGCATTGCAGGACCCTGTTGGGTTGAAGGATTGGACGTAGATTGTTTTGATTCCACCTACGGAATCACGGCAGCCGAGGGCGTAGCCAGTTGTTAAGGAGCAGGACATATGTGTATTTGGGGTTTAAGTTTCAAGAGAACAAAAAAGTGAGGGGAGGTTTCCCTCCCCCCTACACATTAGGTCAAGCGGAAGTCAACAACCAAGTCTGGCCACGCTATTTGCACGCCTGCTTTGAAGGCTGCGATACTCCGGATTTCGTCGTTTTCGCGTGCATAAAAGATGGAAAACTGCTCTTCGTCGGACAGCAAATCGGTCGCGTAAACGAAGTTACCGAGGTACGAAGAAACGATTCGGTTTGTTCCAGTCAAGCCGGGGACTGCAATGACACGGACGTTTGTTCCGGGATATATGATGTCCCCGTCAGCAAGGCCAGCCAAGTCAACTTGATTATACAGGACGTTAGCGGTTGATTTGAACGCACCAATCAACGTACGGTAGTTGTCCCAACCACAGAAGATTACGAGGTCAGTCTTGGTCAAGATGGCCTGCGGAATTTGGTTGTAGATGCCGTCAAAGATGGCGATTGCGTTGCTTGTGGTGATACCAACGGAGGCCGATACCGCTCCTGTGTTACCGCTGATGGTAGAACCCGACGCAGCGTTCAACAACTGGTTGACACCTGAAAAGTAGGTGTTGCCCTTCCAAATTGCATTCTCCAAAGCCTCTGCGATACGGAGAGCCTTCTGCTCGGCAAACGCCTGCTCGAAAGGAACGCCATCGTACATTGAGCCAGCAGTCAACTGGGTCTGCATCCAGTACTGCTCCAAGGAGCGAGGACACAAAGTTTCCATGACCTTCATACGGCCAACGGTTACGACACGCTGACTGAATGTTGTAGTTCCTGAACTTGTGTAACCGCAAAGATCACCGCCTTGCAGAACCGCATCGGTGTCCATGAGGTTGAGGGCAGCAGCGAACTTGACACCAACTTGCTTGGTGAACAAAGACGCTGAACGAGCGGAGAATACCGCTTTGGTGATGAGCGGTAACCGCTCTTGGTCGGTGTAGGTGGCTAAATTGCCAAAATTGTATGCCATTGTTAATGGGGGTTTAGGGGTTTAGTTTTTTTTGAGTGATTGAAGTGCTTGTGCGAGAGCGTTGAAGTTCTGCGATGC